CAGATATTGTTAAGAATCTTGAATTCGACCCCTTTATAGAATATATTGGGGTATCATCATACAAAGGTGAATCACAAAAGGAATTTAACCTTTATAAATCCGTAGATCCTGAATTAGTTAAGGGTAGGAAAGTTTGGGTATTTGACGATATTGCGGATTCAGGAAATACCTTAGGTTATGTAACAGGATTGTTAGAACAATATGGTGCTAAAGAGGTTAACACATGTGTTTTATTGAAGAAAAAACATTGTATCTACCCTGTTAACATACATGGTTTTGAAATGAATAATGAATGGGTTTGGGGCTATGGAATGGATGCTCCTAATGGTAAAGGAAGAGGTTTAAAAGATATTTATTATAAGTTATGAGAAATAGAGTCCCTAAATTAAAAGAAATTTCACTTGATGAGGCTCAAGGATATATCTCTCAAGAGGAAGATATACAAAATTCTCAAATATATTTTTTTACTAAAACACCAATTGAACCTCTCCCATCTGGGGTTGATGCAAGTTGGGATATTACATATTATACTAGACGTACTAAACGTTCAGTTCCAACAGATGGAAAAGGAAGTGACATTGTGTATATACTTTCAAATCAATCGTTTCCTGGGTATTTAAAGATTGGATATACACGTAAGGAAATTGGTATCCGTATTAAGGATCTTTCTAAAGCCACAGGTGTACCTACTCCGTTTAAACTTGAATATATGTTTAAATGTTATAATGGATTACAGTTAGAGGCAGATATACATAAACATTTGAAAGATTTTAGAGTAAGTTCATATAAAGAATTTTTTGATATTACGCTAGTTCAAGCTATTGAAGCAATTAAATATTTGGGTCAACACCATACTTGATCTTAAAATATTTATCAATAAAACAATATGGTAGTACTAGTATTGAATGCGGACTACTTGCCTATAAATGTAACCACATTTAAGAAGGCTTTTAAATTGGTTTATAAGGGTAAAGCAGAAATTGTAGAAAATACTGGTGATATGATGGTTACTTATAAGAAAACTTATAGTAAACCATCTGTAATTCGTTTGATGAATTATGTTTATATACCACATAGAAAGATTATATTGTCTCGAGAAAATATTTTTAAACGAGATGGGCACAAATGTGCTTATTGTGAATCTAATAAACATTTAACCCTTGATCATATCCAGCCTAAATCAAAAGGTGGTATGAATACTTGGGAAAATCTAGTTACGTGTTGTTTTTCTTGTAATTCTAAAAAAGGAGATAGAACACCCGAACAAGCAGGAATGAAACTTTTGGTTAGACCTTTTAAACCAAATCCACTTTATTTTATTAGCAAAATTCATAAAAACAAAACTGATTGGCAACCCTATCTAATGTTTAAAGAATAGTACATTTCTGATTAAAGTGTTGCGTATTTATATATGAAATAAAAAACATTTTTTGTTTTAAAATAATTAAGATAAATGTTTCTAAAAAACAAATTTAGTCTATTTAAACAAGTATTTGAATTAAGTAGTCATTTGTTTAAAACATTGTTTAATATTTTTAAAATGAACTTAAATAATATATTTAACCTATTTAGTGATCAACCAGATCAGCAACCGGAAGACGATACTTCATTATTGGTAGATTTTTCGGAACACCCATTCTATTGGATAGGTGGGTTTAATAAGGTTATAGCTAATCATTCATATTTCCAACAATACACTATTAAGATGTTTAAGAATGCTTCCTCTGAATTAGATGAGGAGGAGGTGGAGAAGGCTGGAAATCATATGATGTTTGAAAAAGCATGGGATTATATCAGGGATATAAATTTGAATAATCCTTTCCATGTGGAATGTATAGCTAAAAAGTCCTCCTTTGTACTATATAAGAATTTGAAGGAAACAATTTCCCACTTTGAACAATTAGAGCAATACGAAAAATGTGTATTGCTCAAAGGTATTGAAGTAAAAGTTAAAGAGTTTTTAAGTTAAACTTGATTTCCCTTTTCTCTAACCGTATATTAAAAATACGGTTTTGAAAGAAAGATTGGAGAATAAAAGATGTGGGAGATTAACGCCAATGTGGATATTGGTTGATCAAACGTGAGAAATACATTTTATCTTTAACAGGGAAAATATATTTATTTTCTGTTACATGATTAACTACCTTGATAGAATTGATAGGATAGTTTTTAAGTTTTTGGTTTTGGTATTTTTCTAAATTAAAAATTGCCAAAATTTTACAACTCATTCTCTTTACACTTTCTACATTAAGTGAATCTCCATTAGAGAAATAAAAAGTTATTAGAGTAAGGTCTGAACAGTATCCATCAATTGGAGATCCTTTCTTAAGATCAATGGGTTTAACCATTTTATCTTTATAGTAGAGTTTGAATGTCATTATAAATTCATATCCTTTCAAATCTATATTTTCAACAATGGGTTGAACTTTAAAATTTGAATCTACATCTAAAACCAGAGGAGAGGGTTGAGGAAAATCAGTTTTACTATATGTGTTTTCACCATATGTTTCTTTAATCCCAAAATTAACCATTAATCCACAACACAACAATATTGCCAGAATAAGGGTAAGTGTTTTCATTTTTTATTATAAATATCAACGACTATAATTTTAACTTGGAGACCTTAAAATTTATTATTACATTTAAGTAACTTAAAACTCAATTAAAATATTATGAGAAATCGAGAAGCAACATTACGTAAATTAGATCAAATTGAATCTAGTTTAACTAAAATTAACATGGCTGTTAACATGGGAAACCGTGAAATGTGTTATGAAATTATTGAAGAGACCAAACTTCAAATTGAACAATGTAAACTTTACATTGAATCTGAACCAATTAGTGGAGGAGAATTAAATCCTAATTTCTAATATGAAACTCACAGCAGAACAAATTCAAGATAACTGGGAACAATTCATTGGATATATTGATGAATATATCTCAGAGCCTAGAGCATCTAAATTAAAAGAATTTTACAATACATATGCTGAACGCATTATGTTAATGCCTGCCTCACATAAAAAAGAATACCATAATGCATTTCCAGGTGGGTATGTAGAACATGTTCTTCGTGTTATCGATTGTGCTTTAAAATTGAATGACATTTGGGTAGAAATGGGGGCTGATGATACCAGTTATACTAAAGAAGAATTAGTATTCTCAGCTCTAAACCATGATTTAGGCAAAATAGGAGATGAAGAACATGAATCTTACATCCCACAAACTGATCAATGGCGTAGAGATAAACTAGGAGAAAATTATGCATTTAACAATAAACTTTCATTTGCTTCAGTACCAGATCGTGGTTTATTTCTCCTTCAATCTCATGGTGTTCAATATACATTCAATGAAATGATTACTATTCAGACACATGATGGTTTATATGATGAAGGTAATAAGAAATACTTAATGGCATTTATGCCAGAACAAAAACCACGTACTTCATTACCATATATTGTTCACCAAGCAGATTTAATGGCTGCACGTATTGAATTTGAACGTGAGTGGTTACCAAAATTTAAAGGTAATTTGGCTCCCAAAGAAGAAAATTATACATTAACCAATAAACAACCGTCTGTGAAAAAAGCTTCTATTAAAACAAAAGCTTTAAGTAACATTCAAAGTGAGGGTTTGAAAAACGTAATGGATGATTTTTTTAAGTCTTAAGTCAGTTTTTAATTTTTAACTTTAAAGGTTGTGACACATGTCATGACCTTTTTTATTTTTAATTTTATGATTTTAATAATTATTATTCTTTCAGTGTTTGTGGTAGTATTAGGATTTACCACCCTTAATTTACTTAAGAAAAATGAAAAGTGTGAAGATGTAATTAGATCATATGAAAGTTATATGATTAATTTATCTAATACTATTGAATTTTCTGATAAGAAACTTAAGGAAATTGATTCTAAAGGTTCTTTTGAGGGTGATGATGAAGTAGGATTTTTCTTTAAACAGTTGCTTTATTTACAAGAGCAATTAAATAATTTCAAAATAGAGTAACATGTCAAAAAATTATTTCACTCAGGAAACTGAAGATGCTATTGTAGCATATAATTTAAGTGAGGATTTTGCTGAAAAAAGTCGCATATATAATGATAAAATCCATTATGCCTTTTTTAAATTAACACAAAACATTATCCATACATTTAAATTTTACTATACCGAAGTAGAAAATATAGAAGATCTTCAACATGAAGTTATTACATTTTTACTTTCTAAAATCCATAAATTTGATTCTACTAAAGGAACAAAAGCATATTCATATTTTGGAACCATAGTAAAACGTTGGTTAATTTTATATAATGAAACCAATTATAAAAAACGAGTAAATTCTACTCCTATTTCTACCTTAGAAGAAGATAGTGAACATTCATATACCGTAGAAGAAAATAACTCACCTAGTGATAAATTATCTCATAACGATAAAATCTCCCTATTTACAGATCTATATATAGAATATTGTACTAATAATATCTATAATTTATTTCCTAAAGATTCAGATGCTAAAATAGCAGATGCAATTTTAGAGCTTTTTAGAAAAAGAGATAGTTTAGAAATATTCAATAAGAAGGCACTTTATATCTACATTAGAGAAATGGTGGATGTTAAAACTCCTAAAATTACTAAAATTGCGGATAAACTGTATGATATATTTAAAAACGGTTATGTCTTTTATTTAGAAAACGGATATATAAAGTTTCAATAACTCGTATTTATAATAAATAAATATTTTAAAAAATATGGATAGTTTAGAATCTAATATTTTTGGCGACAAGAAACTTAAAGATTTATTTCAAGAAATATATACCAACCAAAAGAAAAAAGAAAGACAAATTTCTGCTTTGATTGAAGAATTAAAACCAATGGTTGAAAGTATTGGGGATGCAACTTTGATTGTACCATTATTGAAAGAATATCTTGAAATTGGAGTTAAAAATGATGAACAATTAATTAAGATGGCTACTATCATCCAACGTTGTTTAAATACTAATAATAGTACTGAAAATGGTCTTATAATTTCGGATGCTGAGAAAGCACAGTTATTAGATGATATCAATAAATTAAATGATAATTCTAAAGAGTAATGACTAAATTTGGATGGAGTGGTTTAAATCAAAATTTAAATCGAA